GTCTATACCTTAAGTTTGCTTCACGATGTTTTCGTTCTATCTCATTTATAGGTTGTAGCCCTTGAGAGCCACGATGAATCATTTTATAGCTCATATACTCTTGAGTAAACGCATCTTGTATGTCCACGCTATGCTTGTGTCCAAACTCTGCTACAAGATGAGATCCGATAAAGCCTAAGCCTCCTGTTATTAAAATTCTCATAATATTTTTTCATTTCTTGAATTCAAGTCTTCGATATCGATAAACTGATGACATGGAAGCTCAATTGCTTGTTCATAAAACTCATTTGCTCTTGAACAACTATTAGTATTAGGCTCAAATACAGATTTTGCTAGAATTTTTTGTGACTTTAATTTCTTAAGTAGTGTTTGTTTTTCGTCTTTTTCAGGTAAAATTATAAATCGATGAAAAATATAATTTTTTCCACTTAGAGTTTTATAAGGAAGTTTATTAAGATAGTAAGTAGCAATTTCAACTCTATGCTGTCTATACTGCATTTGCTCAATTAATTCAATGTCTTTTAATAGTACAGCAGCTGCAATAGTATCTAAATATGATTTAGTACCGATTCCCCATTGAGAAGTAGTATGAGAGCAGATAGTTTTAAAACGTTCATAGTTAAGAGGATCATTAGTTGCAATAGCTCCTCCAGCACCTAAACACCCTGGTGACTTAGTAAAATCAAAAGAAAAACACACTGCATCTGAAAATGTTCCTAATTCATAGTCATAAGGTTCTCCCATAGTAAAAGAAGGAGCAGCATCTTCAATGATTGCTACATTGTATTTTGCACACGCTTCAGTGAGTTGTGACACATCAACCAGAGTACCAAAGTTATGTACCACTAAAACAGCTGATGGTTGATGGTGATGAATCAAGTCAATCATTTGATTTATATCTAAATTGCCTGGTTTATCTATGTCACAGTATACTATCTGCATACCCATTAGTTTAGGAGCATTTACAATAGCCCTCCAACCATATGCAGGAACTATTACCGTATCTCCGGTTTACAAAAAGCATGAAAAGCAATTTGTAAAGCATCTGTACAACAGTTAGTCCACTGCCAATATTTTATTGGGTTATAGGTTTTGACTTTAGTTTCGAGAGAGAGGTGTGCAGGTGATGGGTCTCTACCGTCTTCTGATTGAAAAGGGTAGTCCATTGCTTCAGAGATTGCACGAAGATAGTCTACTCTATGTGCATCCATTCTTTGTTTATGAGGAATACAAGCAATTGCTTTAGGCACTATACGCCAACTATAGATTGAATCCAAGTCACGATTTCCTCGTGAGTGCGTTTAGCATGTTTGATTTGCATTCGAGCACCGTCTTTGAGAACTAGCAGTGCAGGCATGCGAGTAGGGGTAGGAGAATAGAGAGCAAGACGAGAATCTGTATAATCAGCTTGTTCAGTGATTACTTCAGGAAGTGCAAGATTGATTGCCAGTTCCTGATCAATCATGTATTGTTGATGAATAGAATCAGAAAATAACACAACTTTATAGTTGGGCATTGAGTCGCTCTCTCATTTCTTCTAGGTCTTGAATTAGTTGTTCGATTAGATTGCGTTGTTCTGTTATCTCTTGGTGCAAAAATCTGATATCGCCACCTAGATCATTGGCGAGCTCTTGAACTTGCGTGTGAACGTCTTTCACTTCCATTCGAACGTATTTTTCAGTTGCATACATGTGAACATTTTAGCTATAATTAATCAATAAGTCAACAAATTTATGACTTGTTACCATTCAACTATAATAAGGAACGACTATGCACAAACGTCCCACCCTTCAAGAGGCAAAACTCTTTTTAACACAACACTCACCTGATACAATACGCGAGTATGAACAGCTTGTAGAATCACATGGTGAATTCTTTGCTGCTCGATTCATTGTTGATATTGTAGATCACTTTAATCACTTACATGAGAAGGCAATCAATGGTTAAATCAACTCCCAAATTTTCACCAGGCGGATACTCTGTTTGGTCAGTAAAACGAACTCTTCGCGAAGCTGTTAATGTTGCTCGATACTCACCTTGGTGTGCAGTTGAGTGGATGGACGAAGCCAAAAATCGCATATCTTTGGAAAACCCCTTATTCGACGAGTTTGACGAAGCTGCTAATAGAATCAATGCACTCTGGCGTTCATACGAACGAATGCACTGGTATGAGGCTCGTGAGTTTTGGCGACGTGGAAAAGTGGTAATGCTTCCACAACGCATTAAAACCTTTGGCGAAGTGACTACAGCACATACTGCCAAATCAATTCAAGATTTATTTAAAATTTAATGTTGCCATTCGGCGCAATTTTTGCTATTAATAAGAGGTAAAAAATGTTTTTTAAGATGACATCACGAAACGCATACCGTGACCTAGTAAGAAATGCACGTCGCATCTGCGTTGCTGCTATAAGTGATGAAGAGAAAAGCTCCGCTTTTCAAGAGCTATACACCTTACTTCAGACGAAGTTAGACGAAACTGAACGTTCACTTAACTCGCAGCCAGCTTATGCACAACGTTGTGAACATTGGAACCAACGTGAGATACGTTCGATCAAACCTGTCACAAATGAAAACAATCCTTGGCTCTGTTTCAAACGTGAGTTTGTTGACGCTTTGAGCCTAGATGTTAAGATTCACGCGAAGCGTGTGTCTACGGCTCTAGCGTGGTTCTACGCTAACCCTTGGAAAGATGATTGGATCAGATGAACACAAAAGACGCTGCAGACCTAGTTTGGCGCATTTTATCTGGAATGCCAGTTGAAGTGTTTGACGATGACGATGGATCTGTGTGGGAAAATGAACAGTGGGAACTTGTGTCACCACGTCGCGAAGGCGACTTTGCTGGGTCACGTGCTATAGGTTCTGCCAATTTGGTCACTGCACTCAATCTTATTCATCAAAAAATACTCATCCATCGCTCATCGAGCGACATCACATCAAGCTCGGACACATCGATGTCCATATTCAATGTAGCCATGAAACAGCTTCAAGACAATCGTCTTGTACGCCGCAAACCTGCCAAAGTAAGAGAAACCTTTCAAATTATTACCGCTAACACCAACGTATCATAGAGGACTAAATGGAAAAAGCACTTCAAGAAGAAATTCGTAAAGAAATTAACCGTATCGTAGATTTGATGATTCAAGCTGATAGCATCCGTGAATCTATCACAGAACTAAAAAAAGATATTAAAAATGAGTATGGATTGCCTGTGACAACTATTACAAAAGTTGCCACAATCATTCGTAAACAAAACTTAGAAGAAGAAGAACAAAAGTGGGAAGAAATTAAAGAATGGGTTGATGCTTGTTCATAATTAATTGAGCTAATTCAAGATGACACTGTGCCCCAGCGTGAGAACGGTCTGGGGCAAAGTTTTTATACTTTTCTCTATCTAAATGATACTTTACAAAATCATCAGTTAACTCTTCAAGGACAGTTTGTAAGTGAGAAAAACAGCAATGATGTATGACAGGTATACTAGCTCGTTGACACGCAACAATTTGACGTGCAACAGCCGAACTCCATAAACGCTCAACTAGTTCATGTTCTGAATAATATAACATACCGGCAGCATGCCAAGCTGCTTGATGTTCACGAGTGTCTTTTCGCCTATTACCTACAAGCTGTTCCGAAAAAATCCAATTACGATAAGATTTACCATGTTTTTCAACCCAGTTTGCTACTAAAAATCCTTGAAGATGGTTTCGTCTAAAATCCCATACCTGCCAACGATACTCGCTTGTGTGACCTATAACAATCAAATTAGGATTTATCTTGACAGCTTGTTCTACTTGTGCTGTAATAAGATACTCAGAGGCACCACTTTGTGCAAGATTAGTTAATTGAGCATTTAATTTCTTAGCAAGTATTGATGGATAAGCTTGGTTTGTGTTTTCAAGACCCTCTCCTTGAGTGAAACTATCCCCACAGGTAACTATATGCATAATGAAATCTTTATAGTAGGCAATTCATGGTCGCTTCCGTCTTTGGAAGTACCAAAACCTTGTTTTGATCAACTTGGTTTAATAACTCGTTGGGAACATCTTGGAATAACTCTAGATGCTCAAGCAGAATA